ATTAACATAGGTACGAAAAAACAAAGTAAATTAGTAGCTCAATATTCAATTAAAAACAAATAAAAATGGAACAAAAAAAATGGAGTGCAGGTGCTTGGAAAAAGCAGACCGCTAAAGGAGAAGTAATTAATTTTACAATTAATGATGTTAAGTATTCAATGTGGGTTAATGCTTACAAGACAGAGGACAAGCAACCAGATTATAAGATTTATGTAAACGATTTTAAACCTAAAGAAGACACGGAAGGACTGCCGTTTTAATTATGCTAAATAGAAATAAAGATGTATCAATAAGACAATTAAAGGAGTTATACTTTGCACAACGTAACACACATTTGCAGCTACACGAAATGATGCAGCAACTTGGATTGTTAGGCATAGAAGATAACGAGCCTTTAGGGTTAGACATTGGCGCAAGAACGATTGTCAAATTGGTAGACGAAGAGTTTGAGTGCGATGTATTAATTAAGGATAGGAGTTTAAAAACAACGTTCGGTCGCAAGGCTGCTGCTTATTTACTCAGGAGATATACCAAGTTAAGCCTTAAGGAGATAAGCCAATACACAGGAACAAGCGACCATACAACGGCTATCCATAACATAAAACAAGCGAATAACTTAATAGAAACTGAGGACTGGTTTAAAAATAAGCTAAAAAAACTTTGCTTAAAATTAGAACTTAAAGAAATTTAGTGTATATTCGCAGTATAATAAAGACACATTAAGGAAGAGCGAACCCATAATGTGTTTAGTGGTTAAATAATAAAGACCCTTGAAGTTCGCTCCTTCTTGGGTCTTTTCTTTTTTTATGGCAAAAGATACCTTTTACTTCTCACACGACTACAATAGCCGTAATGACGAGAAGATTAAATTCCTTATTAGGAAACACGGAATGCTCGGTTATGGGGTATTCTGGGCAATCATTGAAGACCTTTACAATAATGCAAACGCATTGCGAACTGATTGCGATGGCATAGCTTATGACCTGCGAGTGCATAGCGAAGTTGTGCATAGCGTATTACACGACTTTGGTTTATTTGTATTTGAAGGCGAAAACTTTGGTAGTATGTCGGTACAAAAACGCATAGACGAAAGGGATAGTAAGAGCAAGAAGGCAAGTCAAAACGCCCGTAAACGTTGGGTTTCTAATGTAAATGATGCGACCGCAATGCCACCGCATAGCGACCGCAATGCTATAAAGGAAAGGAAAGTAAATGAAATAAAGGAAATAAAAGAAATAATAGAACTTCCTTTTGTTTCTAAGGAATTTGAAAAAATGTGGTTTGATTGGAAGGATTACAAGAAAAAACAATTTAAGTTTACATATAGAACAACACAAAGTGAACTTGCTACCTTACAAGAATTAACAAAATTATCAAACGGACAAGAAGACATTGCTATAAAAATACTTAATCAGTCAATGGCAAATGGTTGGAAAGGTCTATTTAATCTAAAAGAAGATGCAAAAGGAACTACAAACAATAAGCCAAAACTTAATAAGCACGAACTCGACAACCTTAGAAACTACAACTATATCCACTCTACTACCTATGGAGAAGGAGATTATGCAAAGCTTTTCGGGGGAGAGGGTTCGCAATCTGAACTCTACCATATTTAAACAAAACCTTGTTTATTTAATGCAGCTTGTAGGCATTAACAATCCTGGCGAAGTTAAGTTAGCAATCTTAGAAGATTGGATAAGAACCGAGTATGGTGGCTTTACAATAAACGAGGTTAAAGTAGCGTTTAAGCAAATGGTAGCTAATGACTTTATCGACCATTACCAGAACTTTAGTCCTGCATACTTTAGTCAAGTAATGGATAGGTACAAGAAAAAAGCAAACGAAGTAAGAAAAATGATGCCACAAGAACGAGTTGGAGCAATCCCACACTTAACCGATTTAGAGATAATTGATTACAGTTACCAAGAGTATAAGCTTCTGGAAAACCGAACTTTTGATAGGCTATTTAACCCATTAAGTGTATTTACAAAGCTTAATAGTTCAGGAATTAAGGTATGGACTAAAGAAGATGGCGCACTTGCAAAAAAGAAACTTATGGAGATTATTACCTACAAAGCTAATAAAATGGATATCATAAGCGCAAAGCAGTACCGAGACGAGTGGACTGAGCAATGGCTAAAGAACCAGGCTCGAGCCGTAGCCGTAGCTTTATTTTTTGATTTGCAAATTAAAAATGGTAAAGTTTCATTTTCTTAATATAGTTTTGTAATATGACCGCAAACGAATTAACCAAAGAAGCAATAAAGACCCTAAATAAAAATGGGTGCTTTGTATGGCGTAATAACAATCTTGCGGTTAGGGGTAGAACCTTTATAGGTTTAAAAGGAGTTCCAGATGTAGTAGGCTTTCACACACAAACAGGAGTAGCGGTATACTGCGAAACAAAAGCGATAGGCGATAAACTTAGCAGTTACCAAATAGCTTTTTTAAACTTAGCAAAAACGGCAAATTGTTTTTGTTACATAGCAACCGAAGAAAACGGCAAACTAACCTTAAAAGAATATGAACAAGAATAGCATCATATTAGAACTTTGGGAAAGCCGAGAACTTAAGGAAGCAATAGACAAAATGCAGCCTGAAGATTTACAAGAAGATTTAAGAAGCGAATTATTTAAAGTGCTATGTGAAATGGACGAGGAACGCATAATAGATATGCGCACACGCAATGTATTAAAGTTTTACTTGGTGAGAACAATGATTAATATGATGCAAAGTAATACAAGCCAATTTTATAGAACATACCGCAAACCTTTAGAAGTTGAATTAATAGTACACGATAGAGACGAAGATTTACTTAACAAAGTAGAAGATGAGTTATCAAAGATGCACTGGTACAAAGCGGAACTATTGCGAGTGTATGCTATTAAGCACAACTGCAACGCTAAAGAACTAAGCAGGGTTACAGGCATCCCGTATATGTCAATCCATAGGGAACTAAAACTAACTAAACGAGAACTTAAAAAACAACTACGCAAATGATAATTATAGCAGCAATATGCTTTGCAATATTCTTTGTAGAGATACACCAATTCCATAGGAAGTGGAAATTAGATTTTAAGCCTTTTAGCTGCACGAGTTGTTTAGCAGCTTGGAGCGGATTGGCTTTATATTTACTACCTACAATATGTACCGACATAATTGCGTTTGTATTTATACCAGGAGTTGCAGCACCTCTACTTTCAAAAATAATGTGGAACTTATGGAAATAGAACACCGCAACTTTTTAGATCAACACGTTGGTAATTGGCATACAGTCCAAAATGGTTATGTGCGTAACATCGACTTAGACATCTTAAAAATGTACGAGCATATTTATCGCAAGTATATGAGTGCAGATTTTATCTTAACAGTATGGTGCGGTAATTGTATCTTCGATATGATTAAACGTCTATACACTTGGTACGAAGAGCAACCACAACCAAAGAAACGCAATGCAAAGAGTAATTAATTTTAGCGGTGGCAAAACTTCTGCTTATATGACTATCCAAGAATATAAGCCAGGAGACATAGTATTGTTCTGCGATACTATGAGGGAACACGCTAAGACCTATAAATTTATTAATGACTTTGAAGCATTTGAAAACATACCTGTAACAAGAATAAGTTACGAAGGTGGCTTTACCGGAATGTTAAAAAAGCATAAAGCATTACCTAATCAGTTTAAAAGGTTCTGCACAATAGAACTAAAAATTAAAACGGCTAAAAGATATTTGAGAAGCATAGGAGTAAGAGAATTTGAAAACCTGGTAGGCTTTAGATATGACGAGCCAATGCGAGTTAGCAGACGTACTCAAAGATTTAAGAAGGTACACGATAAGTTTCCTTTGTATGAAAGCAAGGTTACAAAGCAAATAGTAAATGAGTATTGGAGCAAAAAGCCTTACACTTTGGAAATACCTTCTATATTAGGTAACTGCACTTTGTGTTTTATGAAAGGTAAAAACGCTATCTTAGCAATATTAAGGGAGTTCCCAGAACTTGCAGACGAATGGATCAATGACGAAAATAATAGCAAGTATACTTACTTTAATGGAGTAACAATAGAAACGCTTAAAAGTATATCACAAAATAATTTGTTCAAGGAATTTGATTTAGATAACATAAACCCTGCGTATGACTGCGCTTGTACTACTTAACTATGGCTAACTTTATCCACCCTACCGCTATTATTGGCGATAACGTAATTATCGGAGACGGAAACTACATTGGTGCTTATTGTATTATAGGCGACAAAGCCGAGCATAAAAAGTTTTGGCAAAAAGAAAAAGGCAAAGTTTACATTGGAGACAACAATGTTATTACAGGACTTGTAACAATAGACGCAGGTACGGAGATTGACACCTTTATTGGTAATAATTGTTTCATTATGAAACACGCACACATAGGACACGATTGCACAATCTTAGATAATGTTACTATAAGCTGCGGAGCAAAAATAGGTGGGCATTCAATTGTAGACAAAGGTGCAAATATAGGGCTAAACGCAGTTCTACATCAGTTTGCAAACGTAGGAGAAAATTGTATGATTGGTGCAAGTGCTTTTGTAAAAGGAGATGCAAAACCAAATACTAAGTACGCAGGAGTTCCTGCACGAGAAATCGGCTCAAACATAAGATAATGAATGCAATAGTATACTTAAACTATAAAGATAGGAACATCAATACATTGTTTGAAAATATCAAAAATGCAGGTAAGCATATTGATATAGTAACTATCATTAATGAAGAAGGTATAGCATTTGCAACTAATAAAGGATTAAGGAATTTAAACTTTGATAATATAGATTATGTAACTATTATGGGTAACGATATATTAGAACCTGATAATTGGTTGCAAATAAGAAATGATTTTTTACAAGACAAAACTATTGGTATTTGTTCTATTCCTTTACATAGTACAGGTAATGACACGGCTGATTTAATTGGCAACTTTACTATAACAAAAGAAACTATAAAAAGAGTTGGTGCATTCAATCAAGAACTTGACCCATACGGAGCAATAGATTTAGATTATTGTACGAGATGCAGGGCAGCAGGTTTGCATACGAAATTTATTAAAGAATATACCGCTAATCATATTGAGCAAAATAGCATTGATGCTTATGGTTACAATAAAAATGAATTAGTACAAAAGACCTGGAGTTTGCATAGCAACAATGTATCTGCTTATACAAATGGGAATAAAACATATTATATAAACTTATGAAAATACTTTGTATAACTTCAGCCAATTCGGGTGTAGGACTACACCGAATAATGATGCCTATTGTTTATATGGAAAAAGAGTACGCACTTATTACCGATGTATTGAATGACGAACTACTTGAACAAGGTTGGGATATTGTGTTAATGAATAGAATGCTTAACGAAATAGATGCAAAGCAAATGGACACTTGGCGCACTAAGTATGGCTTTAAGTTGGTAGTCGATAATGACGATTACTGGGAACTTAGCGAAAGCCATTTGTTATATTGGAGATACAAGTATAATAACATACCTAAATTAATTACAGATTACTTACAGATAGCAGACCTATGCACCTGCACTCACGAAAGGTTAGCAGCAGAGATAAGCCCATTTAATAAGAACGTTCACATCTTACCAAACGCATTACCTTACGGGCAAGAGCAGTTCCAGGATAATAAGACCGAAGATTACAAGGTTAGATTATTTTGGAGCGGTAGCGGAACGCACGAAAGAGATTTAGAAATACTAAGGCAGCCGTTCAAAAGGCTACAAGGTATGAATATAAGAACTGTTATTGCAGGTTACAATGACGGAGAGAAACCTATATGGGATAAAATGATTGATGCGTTCACTTGCGGATTAAAGCTAAACCCTACGATCTATAATTATGCAAAGGTTACTGAATATATGGGGGCTTACACTGATAGCGATATTTCAGTTATCCCATTGGTTGATAACAAGTTCAACGCTATGAAGTCAAACCTTAAAGTATTAGAAACGGCTGCTAAAAAGAACCCTGCTATTGTTAGCCAAGTCAATCCTTACCTTGATATGCCCGTGCATTACGTTAAAAGCCAAAAGGATTGGTACAAACATATTAAAGATTTAGTAAGTGATGCGGATATGCGAAAGGAGAGCGGACAGAAGTTGTTTGAGTTCTGCCAAAAGAAGTATAACTTTGACGAGATAAATTTAGACCGAAAGTATATTTATAGTAAACTATGCCAGTAATAAAATGCTCAAACGGGAAATATAGAATAGGCTCAGGCGGTTGCGTTTACGATACCGAAGAGAAGGCTAACCAAGTTTGGAAGGCTATCCTTGCAGGTGGCAAGTTCGCAGATAGCTATACCGATTACCCTGAAAGTGCAACTAACAACGCAAAACGTGCTTTAGAATGGGCAGAGAAAAATGGTTGGGGTTCTTGCGGAGAAGCAACAGGAAAAGCAAGAGCAAATCAATTAGCAAATCGTGAGCCGATTAGTAGAGATACGATTGCCCGTATGGCTTCCTTTAAAAGACACCAACAACATAAAGACGTTCCTTATAGTGAAGGTTGTGGCGGTTTGATGTGGGATGCTTGGGGCGGTACAAGTGGAGTTGAATGGGCAATTAATAAACTAAAAGAAATAGACGGAAAATAATTTGCATACTTAAATTTTTTAATTATTAATCAACGGAAAATTTAATGGGGAAAGTATGCAGAAACACACACAAATATATTTGCAGGGAATGGGGTATAAAAAAACGGACTTCATTCCTTGCGAAGTGTGTGGCTCACAAGCGGTAGACATACATCATATTGAGGCGAGGGGAATGGGTGGCAGCAAAGACAAAGACACGATTGAAAACCTTATGGGTTTGTGTAGGAAGTGCCACATAGAATACGGAGACAAAAAACAATATAAAGAGTTTTTAAAAGATATACATAATCAAAACTTAAACAATGGAAATCAATAAAATATATAACGAGGATAACTTAGAAACAATGGCACGAATGCCAAATGACTATGTTGATTTGATTATTACATCTCCACCTTACGAAGATATATCTGGCGCAGGTTATGGTGCAAAGTCAAAAGATATCCTTTTTATTAAGTTTTATTCCGATTATTTAAGCAAACTATTTGGAGAATATAAAAGGATATTAAAGCCGACAGGTCAAATATACTTTAACATAAAAAGCAAGACATTTGATAAAACACTAAGGACACCGCATTGGATTGAGTTTCTTAATGAGTTTACAGACCTAAAATTTAAGAGTTATATTATTTGGAAATATAGCGGTAGTTTTGATAGTACTAACAAAAGGTTTCACTTGGACTATGAAATAATATATCACTTATCAAAAGGAGACGATATTTACTTAAACGAAGATTGTGGCATACACGACCCGTTATCTTCTGTATGGAACGTACCGCATAACATACCTAAAAACGAAAGGCTGCACCCTACACAAATGCCAGAGGCTTTAGTAGATAGAATATTAAAGGTAGCGAGTAGACCAACCGATTTAGTATATGATAGTTTTATGGGTAGTGGAACAACCGCAGTAGTATGCAAGAAAAATGGTATTAACTGGATAGGAAGTGAACTAAACCCAGAAAATTATCAAAACGCAATTAATAGATTAAACTCAATTTTATTGTAATATGGCAAAAGGTAACGAGAATAAAAACAAAATTAGCTTTGGCAAACGCAAAAGAGGTTCTGCAAAGAAGTCCTTTAATAAGCACACGCCAAGAGAAAAAGCTTATAGAGGACAAGGTAGATGAGAAAACTAAACGCTATATGGCTTCTCCTTACGCACAAAGCTTATTTCCTTGCGGTATGTAAGACGGGTAAAAACGGAGACGATATGACTACGATAGGGCATTACACCTACGCAATGGCAGAAACTTTGATTAACAAACATATAGCAGACGTAGATACTTATCTCGACCAAGAAGATGCAATAGACGAAGCAAACGATATAATAAACGGCATACTATGATATTATTATCAAGTCAAATAGAAAGCATAGCCTCACGCAAAGACAAAACAATAAAGCTAACTTTAGCAACCCAGGAACTAAGTCCTAAAGATGCTGCGGATATATTTCAACTTAACCAACAATTTTGCTACTTGGCAATCAAAGAAGAACCTTTTAGCAAAGAAGAACAAGACGTAATAGAAAACTTAAAGGCAGACCCAGATACCTTTAAGACACCGAGCCAAAGATTAAGGGGCATCTTATACAAGACATACGAACAAGACAACGAAGGTTACAAAGATTTTAACACATATTACCTATCCGTAATGGACAGGATATGTCAACACTATAAAACAAAAATAGATGGGTAGGTTTAAACTTATAGAGACACCAGAACTAATGCTTCAATACTTTAATGAGTACGCAGAATATTGCAAAAGCAACCCTATTAAAGTACACGACTTTGTAGGTAAAGACGGAGATGAAGTTTATAGATTAAGGGAGCGACCTTTAACAATAGAAGGCTTTGAAAACTATTGCGCAGACAAAGGAATTATAGGAGATTTAAGCCACTACTTTGCTAATACAAATAATGCTTACGCAGATTTTTTAACCATCTGTTCGCATATTAGGAAAAAAATAAGGCAAGACCAAATCGAAGGGGGAATGGCAGGGGTTTACAATCCGAGCATAACGCAACGATTGAATAGCTTAGTAGAGAAGTCCGAGAACAAACACGAAGTAAGTGAGATTAAAATAACTTACGATAGATAATGCAGACAGTAGGATTGAAATTACATAACCCACACCCAGCGCAGAAGCAAGTACTTGATTGCGATAAAAGGTTTATTGTAATGATGGCAGGTAGAAGATTTGGTAAGTCGTTGATTAGCCAAACGATAAGCATAGAAACTGCGGTTAATAAAAAGCGTGTAGCTTACATTACACCTACTTACCAATTAGGAAAGATATTTTTTAAGGAAATAGTTGATCTATTACCATTGGAGATATACTCTAAAAACGAAAGCGACCTGGTTATTACTTTCATTACGGGTGGAAGCATACGTTTCTTTACAGGCGAAAGGTTAGACAATCTTAGAGGTTTAAAGTTTCACTTAGCCGTAATAGACGAGGCTTCCTTTATACCTAACCTTGAAGATGGGTGGCTAAACTCAATAAGACCTACCTTAACGGACTACAAGGGTAAAGCTATATTCCTTAGCACCCCTAAAGGTAAAAACTACTTCTTTAGTTTGTTTAGCAAAGCAGAACCCGATTGGCAAAGCTTTAAGTTCACTACATACGATAACCCTTACATAGACCCACAAGAGATAGACGATGCCCGTAGGCAATTACCTGAGGTTGTATTTGAGCAGGAGTATATGGCAAACCCTGCTGAGAACGCAGCAAACCCATTCGGTAGCCAATATATTCGTAATTGCATACACCCCGTAACTACGATGCCTGTCGTAGCTTTTGGTATTGACTTAGCTAAGTCGGTCGATTGGACAGTTATCGTAGGTTTAGACGAAGACGGAAACGTGGCTTATTTTGACCGCTTCCAAATGGATTGGCACAATACCAAGCAAACTATCCTTAGGCTGCCTAAATGCCCTATCCTTGTCGATAGTACGGGGGTTGGCGACCCGATACTCGAAGACTTACAAAGAGAAGGGGTAATGATACAAGGCTTAAAGTTCACAAGTTCAAGTAAGCAGCAACTTATGGAAGGTTTACAAGCTGCCATACATCAAGGTAAGATTGGCTATCCTGAAGGGATAATAAGCCAGGAGTTAGAAGTATTTGAGTATCAGTATACGGCAACGGGGGTTAAGTACTCAGCACCTTCAGGCTTTCACGATGACGCCGTAATGGCTTTGGCTTTGGCTTGGCAGAACTTTAGCCTTAAACGTGGCACGGGTAGGTATGCCTTCCTATAATTGCAACAAGGTTACAAAAATAAATTTAAGAAATATTTGGTGGATTGTGAAAAACTTGTATATTTGATTATTATTTAATCAAAACACAAACACAATGAAAAAAGAAACCGCACAACTTTTAGCCGTATTTTTAGTAGCTTGTTACCTTATTGGACAATTACAAGATATATACTCAAAATGATTTACGCTATTTGCCTTCTGCTAATTGCAACAGGTTTTGTAATGGCAGCATTAACTGACTACACAATTAAAAACTATGACCCAAAGCACAAAAGAATACATAGACAAATATTACGCAAGTGAGCCTATTAGTATAATGATGTCTAACATAGATGCAACCTACTTAGAGATACTAACCTACTGCAACGAGAAGGGTTACGAACCTTCTAAACGCAGAATGAGAAGTCCAGAACATAAGTCAGAAATCGGCTTTTTTGACATTGATAATTACAAACCCGAAACAATATAATATGGAACTACAACAAATCTTTGAAACAACAAAAGAACAACGCATCGAGTTTACGCATCAATTAATTGAACGCCTAAACGCAGGGGAACTTGACCCACTTAAAACACATCTCCAGGTTAAAGCCTTAGAGGATATGCTTGAAACCCTAAAGGCAAACAAGGACTATAAAGATGCGGTATTACAAGCAGCCGTTCTTAATGGAAAGGACTTTGAGTATATGAGCGCAAAGTTTAACATTAGGGAAGTAGCGGTTAAGTACGATTACACCAAATGCGAAAGTCCTGCTTATGAGGAAATTATGACCGAGTACAATAGCGCAGCTAAAGCCAAAAAGGATATGGAAGAGTTCCTAAAAAAAGTTCCGCATCAAGGGTTAGACATTATTAACGGAGTTACTGGCGAGGTTACAAAAGTTTACCCACCTGCCAAGAGTAGCACAACAAGTGTAGCCGTATCATTAAAGTAATTAAAATATTGTATTTCTTTGCAATTTGCTTACCTTTGGCAGCGTTATGCTACATAGGTGGGCATCTTGCTTATGAGATAATGTTAAAACTAAGAAAATGAGTTGGAATAAAATATCGGTATGGCAATACCAACAAATGCACCCTATCATTACAAACCCACCAGAACATTTGTCAGAGTTTGAATTAGAATGCAAGTTAGTAGGCATAGTCAATAACCTTACGGACAATCAAGTTCTTAATCTACCTAAAGACAAGCTAAACAAATATAGGTCGGAGATAATATTCCTTAAAGACAACTACGAAGGTATACCCGTAAATAGGGTAAGAGCCAATGGCAAAACGTATAGGTTTATCCAAGATGCAAAGGACATTAACGCTTCACGCTACATAGAAAGCAAGTATTTTTGTAAGGAACTTATACCTAACCTACACAAGATAGCGGCATCTATTACTATCCCACAACAAAGAAAATGGCTTAAATATATAGACCTATCTTATGACTCGGATAAGCACCAAGAGTACGCTAATGACTTTTTGTTTGCCAATTTCAAAGAGGTTTATTATTCGGTTGTTTTTTTTTATCAAGTATTCAACGATTGGACTCCAATTACCCAGGACTTTTTGGAGAAGAGCCTACTAAAGGAGAATATGCAACAGGACAAGGCACAAAAGGTGGCAGCAATTTTATGGAGTATTTTGGGTGGCAATATTGTACCAAAATAGTATCGGAGTACGAAGCCATACCTTTGCAAGAGGCTTACGAACTTAAAATAATACATTACTTAAATAGCTTATCGTATTTGAAAGCCAAATCGGACTTTGACTCGGAAGCAATTAGGAAGATTAAATAAGACCCCAAGACCCTCAGACACACCCTGCCAATTTTGGTGGGGTTAGTTATTTTTAGACCTTCCTTATATTTATTAGCGTGAGTATTAGTAGAAATCAATTACAGGCTTTAAGAGAAGGCTTCTTTAACAAGATTAAAGGGGGCGACTATAACGTTGTTAAGAAAGACGAACTGCCATTACTTGAAAAGGTACTTTACGAATATGGCATAGCCTTTAACGATGCTATACAAGAGAACCTCGAAAAAACAGGTTCTATAAGTTCTGGTTTATTAGCCGAGCCTTCACAACCCGTTATCACTAAGTTTGGCAATCAATATACTTTGAATTTAGGCTATCCTTTAGGGAGCAAACAAATGGAGTACTTTGATTTTATTAACCAAGGGGTTAAGGGTTACGATAGCGGAAGTCCAAGCAATACTCCTTACTCTTTTAAAAGTCCTTACCCTAATAGGAAAATGGCAGCTAACATATTTACTTGGCTTAATAAGGCAAGAAAAAGCGTTAGGACTGATAGCGTAGCTACCAACAAAAAAGGAGAAATAGACAAGACGGAAACCAAAAGACAAGCACTAAAAAAGGTAGTAAACGAAGCTACTAAAAAGAAAAGGTTAGCTTATGCAATATCTTCGTCTATTAAAAAGAAGGGTATTGAGCAAACTAAATACTTTGATAATGCTATTGCACAGGTATTCAATAATAAATTTACGCAAGATGTAGCCTATGCTTTATTAGGCGACTTTGCAGTTAAGGCATCTGCTAAAATATCAAAAGAAATAAAAGATAACAAATAATGGCAATTACAATAACAAGTAGCCCTGCACCATATTCGTCAATGCACGATAACCTTTGGTTTGTTTCAAGTTCTACAAATAGCGGAACTACAAACTTTAAGTTCGTATATGATGTATATATTAATGGAAGCCAAGTAATACGTTCTAAAGTATTTCCTTCGCCAAGTGCGGAAGGTAGCTACGGCGTGTTTAACGCATCGCCAATGGTTAGAAGTTTTGTAACTAACTACTTTGAGCCTTCGGGTAACTCAATACTTGTAGCATCAAATGACAAGATAAAAGTAGATTATCAATTAAGAGTGGGAGAAGAGGTAAGCGGTGTTACAACTACTAACTTAGCATCGGGCAGCTACTCAGCTTACAACTTTGTACCCCCATTGTTTGCAGACGTATTCTTGACAAAGAATGAGACACCTTTAGTGCTATCTGATTACTATGATAATTTACTATTAGAAAACTTTACCGATGACTTCTTGACGGAAAGAGACACAGACGAAATAACACTTGAATACGGAGATAACTTTTACATTACGTTCCTACGCATAGCAACGGGCGGTTATTCGGCTTGGGTAGAAGTATTAGGGCAAGGAGATGTGGTTACCAATACTGTATCTGGTAACATTACCTTAAGTGGTCAATTCAATATGTTTAACCTACAAGCAGGACATATAAACGATTGGGCATCTGGAACTATTATTAACGAAGATACTTACGGCTATAATTTCTATTTAAAAAGAAGTGGCGCACAAACAAGGGTTATTAAGATAAGACATAAGTGCTATCCTAAATACCAACAATTTAACTTGGAGTTCTTAAATAGGCTCGGCGGTTGGGATACAAAGAAGTTTGCCCTTGTAAATAGAAGGTCGAGCGAATATCAAAGAGCATCATATAGGCGAAGCGATTGGCAACTTGTAGGTGGACAAATGACAAACATAGATGGATATAACAGATATAACGAAACAACTTTCAACTATGCTATTCAGCATAAGGATAAATATAGGCTTACTTCTGATTGGGTTAGCGAACAAGATTATGCGTGGTTGGCTCAGCTTGTATCGAGTCCTATTGTATATATGGAAGTACTTGGTGCTTATTTCCCTGTTACAATAACCACAACTAACTACGAGTATAAGTTAGAAAGTGCAGATAAACTATTTAACTTTGAGATTGAAGTAGAAGTAGGCAAATACTTAACAAGCCAATTTAGATAATGATTAGCACAGAGATATACATAGAAGAAAGGAAGATTGATTTATTGCAAGATATATCTACCGAGTTTACTTATGCCATCGATGACGTAAGCGAGTTCGGTAGTCGCAATACTTCCTTTAGCAAAACAATAAGCATACCAGGAACGGCAAATAACAACTTGGTTTTTGGTTATATATTCGAACTTAACAACGCTAACTTTACGGATAATACCTTACCAAACGTCGGGTATAACTTTAATGTAAGCAAACAAGCCAACTGCAAAATCTTTATTGATAAGGTGCAAATATTCAAAGGCACTTTAAGAATATTAGAGATAGTTATCGACAAGGAAACTATTGAATACCAGTGCAGCGTTTTTGGAGAACTTGGTGGGTTTATTACTACATTAGGTAATAAAAGATTAACAGGTAATATTAATCCACAAGATGATTTAGATTTTAGTGCTTACAATCATACTTATAGCGTAGCAAATATTAGTGCGAGTTGGGATAACGCAGGTGGTTCTGGCTATTACTATCCACTTATAGATTACGGAAACGTAAGCACGGGAACATACGGAACACTTAAAAAGGACTTTCAATACACAACTTTTAGACCTGCTTTATACGTTAAGGAATATATAGAGAAAATATTTGCAGGAACAGATTATACTTTTAATTGCCCTTTTTTTGATACGGCTTTATTCAAACGCTTAATAATACCGCACAACCAAACAAACATTACAACGCTAAACAATACGAGCCTTAACGCAGCAGCCAAGCTAATAACTATAAACACAAACCTAAGTCCTTATGTAGAATATACAATGGTTACCGCAGGTAGTTTTACACTTGACGGGTTAGGACAATTATTTACTTATGGAAGCGGTGTAACAATTACAACGGATATAAATGTTTTATTAAGGGGTAACGTTACATTTTACAATCCACCACTACCAAACTATTCTGTTATACTTAAAAAGAATAACACGGAAATAGGCAGACAAGATTTCGATGCGAGTGTAAGTAGTTTTATGAATTGCAACTTTATTGTTAATGGGGTTACCTTTGCTAATACTGACACAATGCAAGTTGAGATATTAGGTAACGGAATTATCCTGGATATAACAATGGGCGAAATAGGTGTTACTACAAGTACACCTACACAAGTGCAAGTAAATTTAGGGGAAACAATAAAGGTAAACGATACAATCCCAAGAGGTATATTCCAAAGTGATTTCTTTTTAAGCATTGTAAAAATGTTTAACCTTTACGTTTATGAGAATAAGTTTAACGACAAGGAACTTGTTATTAGTCCATTTGTGGACTTCTATCCTAATGTGTCTGCTAATGCAGAAGATTGGACTAACAAAATAGATAGGTCAAAGCCATTGAGCATAAAGCCAATGAGTGAGATTAACGCACGTTACTATAACTACAAGTTTAAAGAAGATAATGATTTCTATGGGGAAAATTACCGCAAGAAGTACACCGAAGGTTATGGAGATTTTATTTATGATACCGAGTTTGACTTTGTAAAAGAAACCGATACTTTAGAAGTTATATTTGCTGCATCTGTATTGTTTCAACAAACAGGACAAGACAAAGTATTCCCTGCTATTTACAAGAAGTCAAACACAAATAGTGCAGAAGATAGAATGGATAGCATCATTCGTATAATGCAAACAAAGAAGATTACGGGTGTAGCAAGTTGGAATATTATGAACACAACTACTAACTTGGCTACTTATACAAGCTATGGTTATGCAGGACACTTAGACGACCCTATTAACCCTACTAATGACATTAACTTTGGCGCACCTAAAGAACTGCAATTTAGTCCTAATAGATACCCTACAACAAATATATTTAATGCTTACCATAGTCCTTACCTTGCCGAGATTACAAGCAAGGATAGTAAGCTATTAACTTGCTTTGGTTTATTGGATATTGTAGACATTTTTAATTTAGATTTTAGTAAGTACATCTGGATAGACGGGGTACTGTTTAGGCTAAACAAGGTCGAAAACTTTAACCCAATGGAATACAATACTACTAAACTATCATTTCTTAAAGTAATAGAAACAGAATACTAATGGAAGAAAATAAAAAAATGACCCTCGAAATAAACGTTAATACTAAAGACGGGGAAAATAATATAAATAAACTTACTGACAAAACCCAAGAGGCTACCAAGTCGGCTAAACAAGGGCAAGGTGCGTTTTCAACTTTAGGTAATACTATCAAATCATTAGGGGTAGTTAGTGTTATTGCAGGTGCATTTAATTTCTTTAAAGAAACACTTAGTAAGAACCAAAAGGTAGCCGATAGCGTAGCTGCGGTGTTCAACACTATTTCTACTATTATTTCTACTCTTATAGACATCTTTATTGATGTAACCGATAAGGTAGGTAAAAGCACAAATGGTTTTGCTGCACTTGGAAAAGTATTATCTGGCATATTTACACTTGCCGTTACTCCTTTAAAGTTAGCATTTGACGGGCTTAAATTAGTTATTAATGAAATACAACTTGCTTGGGAGAAGTCGCCATTAGGAGACGGAGACCAAAAGGTTATTAAGGAACTTACCGAAAATATTAATAAAACTAAGGATAGTTTAAAAGATACAGGTAAAGATGCGGTTCAAGCAGGTAAGGATATATACAACAATTTTGGAGAAGCCGCAAAGTCAGTAGGTGCGGTTGTAAGCGGTGTAGTAGAAAAGGCATCTAAGATTAATGTTGCTGCGGTATACGAACAAGCAAAGGCGACTATTGCTTTACAAAATAGTGCAAAGATTGCTGCTGCACAATTAGCAGGTCTTGTAGAAAAGTATGATAGACAAGCCGAGCAGTTAAGACAAATTAGAGATGACGAATTTAGAAGCGTAGACGAAAGAATTGCAGCTAATAATCAATTAGCAGAGGTTTTAAACGAACAAGAGAAGGCACAAAAGAAACTTGCTCAAACAAGAGTAGCTGCGGCTGCTGCCGAACTTGCACAAAACAAATCAAGTGTAGAATTACAAGCCGCATTGATTGAAGCACAAAATGAAGTAGCTGCGGTAGAAGCACAGGTAGCAGGTTTAAGGTCGGAACAATTAGCTAATGCAGTAGCATTAAGTAAGGAAAAAATTGCTATTGATGCTTCACTTGCAGCAAGTGCAAACAAAATAGCACTTGACCAAAGAAAAATTAATGCTGATTTAATCAAAGACGAAGTATTAAAACAAACTACTAAAAAGCAAATAGCTGAAGAAGAAGCTGCATTAGAATTAAAAAGGTTACAAGATAATATTAACAATACTAAAGCAGGTACACAAGCCAGAGCAGATGCAGAAATTGCTTTTGCTGAAAAGAAAGCAGAAATAAATAATCAAATTACTACCTTAGATGCTGCTATATTACAAGCTAAATTAGATAAAGAAGCTAAGTTTAGAGCAGATAGTATTGCATTAGCACAAGCTGACTATGAATTAAATAAGGCTTTAGGCGAGGCTACATTCCAAGACCAATTTGACTTATACGATAAAAGAAGAGAATTGGAAAGGAAGGATATGGTAGCAAGAAAAGCAACGGCTGCCGAATTAGAAGCCTTTGATAAACAAACCGCAACGGGTAGAATTGCAATAGAAAGAGCGGTGCAAGACCAAAAGTTAGCAATACTTAACACGGGTATTAATACTGCCATTGAGATAGTAGGTAAAGAGTCGGCGGCAGGTAAGGCACTTAGTATTGCACAAGCAGTAATGAATACTTATACGGGTGCGACAAGAGCCTTAAAAGATGTACCATTTCCTTTTAACTTCGTGGCGGCAGGTAGCACAATCGCACAAGGTTTACTAAGCGTAAAGAAGATTATTAGTACACCATTGCCAGGAGTTCCTGGCGGAAGTAGTGGAAGTACCCCAAGCTTAAATGCTTCTGCTCCCGTTGCACCACCACAACCACAAGCCCAAACAACTACTTTAGATAGCCAATCTATTAACGCACTTGGTAACCAAGCCGTGAGAAGCTATGTTGTAGAAAGCGATGTTACAAACAATCAGCAACGTATTGCAGCTATCAAGCAAAGAGCAAGGTTCGGTTAAATGATAACAATTTAAAACACTTAATATTTACGAATATGGACTTACCTATTTATTTATTAGACATTAGCGAGGATATGAATGACGATGCCGAGGTTGATTATGTGGCACTCGTAGATAGACCTGCTATTCAAAAGAATTGGAATGCCTTTAAAAACCAACAACGCTTTGAAGTGGTTAGCGAAGATAAGCGTATTATTTCTGGACCTCTTATGTTGGCTGATGTACCTATCTTTCGCAGCGATGCTACTTATGGCGATTATTATGTGGTCTTTAGTAAAGATACTATTTTTAAGATTGCGCAAAAGTTTTTCAAAAGAGGTTACCAATCAAACGTAAACTTGATGCACTCGCCTGACCAACAAGTAGAAGGGGTTACTATGTTTGAAAGCTTTATTACAGACGAAAGCCGTGGCATCTTACCTATGAAAGGTTTTGAAGATGCACCTGATGGCTCGTGGTTTGGCTCGTTCAAAGTAGATAACGAAGGCGTTTGGAACGATGTTAAAGAGGGCAAATTCAAAGGCTTTAGTGTAGAAGGGTTGTTTACCTACAAGACAAAGCCAAGCAAAGAACAAGAACTTATGAATGCAATAAAGGAAATATTGCAACGAGTTAAATGATAAACAAAATCTTTTATTAATATTTAAACAAAAAGAATGATGAACGCAAAAGATGCAATTATGCAAATTAGGGCTTTGTTCGAAGATATGCCACAAGTAGAAGCA